TGCTAGATAGTGATGGTATAGGTGTTGTGATCTAAGATGGGTTAGTAGTTACCGACGAAGTTGCACGCGTTGCCGTGTGCATTACTAAGTTGGCATTCTGATAAACCATCGGTGGTATACCTTGGAACCCGGCAAACGTATGATCATCTCCTGCAGAGGTGCAGCAGGTGAACTTAGCGGTTACCGAGGTCCCAAAGACGTAGGTGTTGGGTTGTTCCCCATTAATGGGCAAGCCATTAATGAGAAACGGTGTAGCTTGAGCGAATGGATAGGAAACCTCAAGCACATGGTTCGACGCTGTGCACTGCATGACGCAGGGTGAGTCCACAGAAACTCCTAGTCCGTTAACAGGCGCAGGATGGTAGTCATAGACATCCATGCTGGGCTGGTAACGTTGAACATAGAAAGTTCCGTTGGGCAGACCCGCAGTCGTGAGTCCAAAGTTGAAGAACTTGTGCCGGATGCTTCCGCGTTGAAATCTGTAGAGTGAAGAAACTTGTGCTAGCAGATCTAATCTATTGCGTGGGTTAAGATAGTGAGGTGAGATTCGGTATGCTTGGTTGTTGTTAGCAGCGAAGCTCATGTCGGGTGTAGACCTTCGGGTCATGGCACGGAGTGAACACACGTGTTCACCGATGCACACAACCGTGGGCTGGAGTGATCCAGTCTTCTTGTCGAAGAGCATGGGGCAGTGGCAATCAGAGTCATCGCGCGTGGTGCACGGATCATCCTTATCCAACATGCCCACCTGCGCCTCGTCAGGTTCTGACTGGGTAGTGAGTACTGTTGTAGGGCGCTGAGCGATATACCTGAAACAAGGCACCGCGAAGATGGAGTCAGACATACTCACGAACGTAAGAACGTGAATAGTCTGGGCAACCGTCTCCGGGGCGACGAGCGGGGTATGGACGCGCAACCCCCATGTTCCAAAGTAAGAAGATGGAAGTGTGGGGTTATCTACTGTAAGCAGAAATTCCCTGTTAGCGGTATATGGTATTGAGATTTCCAGAGTGTCTGAATCCTTCAGGTCCCATATAATGTTGTAGTGTGAATTTATTGATAATGTCTGAGAGTTTGATGATGGAGTGAAGTAGAATTGCAGTTTTCCCGAATGGAAAGCTGTCTTGGCTACCTTAAATCTAAAATCGAAGTTTCCTCGCCAATACTTATGCTGGAGAGCTAAGTAGGAAAAGGGTGCACAAAAGAGCGCACCCCCACCCACGTTCGCAAACTGATAAGGATTGAGGAGGCCAGTATCAATAGTATGGTCGGCTAGGTCTGCCTTTAACCACGGTTTGACCCGCAGCAAAGGCTTCTTGGTGGCCAAAAAGTTGTAGCTCATCTCGTCAAGCTCTGTAGGAAAGAGATTGGCGGCATGAGCTACCTGATTGGCCGGACTGGTCGAAAGAGAAATAGAGTTATCCTGTCCCAGAGCGTGGCTCATGTGGACACCTGGTCGCGTTAACACTTCCTTGGTTGCACCGGTGGTAGTCGGTTTAGCATATCCAAGGTAGTATGCAGCATTGGCAAAGGCGTCCGTGAACCATTTAACTGGAGTCAGGAAAGAAGAAAGAATAGGTATCTTATTGAAGATGTTTACCACACCGGCAACCTTGTAGGCAGCGTTTGAGATGTCGCGATTTACTGCGGCAGCCTCTCCCACTTGCGCTTCAAGGAGCCCATGTGCTTCTGCATCATCAATAAGAGTGAGAAGTTCGCTACGAGTCATGCCCGTGAAGCGCGTCTTCGCACGCATGGCCGAGGAGATCCATGAGTTTGACATTGGAACCGAGGTTGGAATAGAGACAGTGATGTCCTCCAGCCACGAGTACAATGTAAACCCTAGATCACCCGGTCCAAACGTGGGAGAGAGCGCCACCATGGAGGCAGTGATCGTGTCGAATTTAGGCGTAATGAGGTTCCACGCTGAGTAAGGTGAGACATAGGGTACTCGCAACTCCGCAGCTGACATAGTGTTGATATTGAATTCAACACCATTCAGGCACGTAATTGCAGCCATATGCGCACTAACTCGAGTGTGGTCCGCAGTACGGAGAGCAGTCCTGAAATAGTCTGAAAAGAACCAGAATATTCCAGAATGGAAAGGAGAGGCCGAAACGATGAGGCGAAAGCACACAGTTGCTCGCAGATACGAGAAACCAGTGAGTTTCCTCACCACGTCGGCCGAAGAAGAAAAGAAAGCGGAAGGATATGTACTCTCATGAAGAAGAGGTACATCAGAAGTGAATGATGGTTCAGTGGCGGTCGGTGTGACTGTGAAGCGCGCCACGACTTGTGGTCGGGAAAGCACGTCCATGACTGTATGAATACGAGATTCATCGTGGTCATGGGCGTACGCTCCCGGCTTTGAGGTCGTGGGCACAACATGGTCGTAGGTCGTTGAAATTACTGTGACGTCATCGTTGAAAGTGGTAATCTGTTCGGTTTCTTGAGTGTTAGAGTTAGACATTGTATCGTAGTGCGTGCCTCTCTCTTGTAATAGCAGTGCCGTTTTAGGAACAGCACGCTGGTGTAGATATTGCAGCATGGGGTGACAGCCCATGGGAACAGCAAGCGAATTTGCGCATGGAGGAGTACGTATTCCTTCTCCTATGCGTAGAGATCCCTTTACTGCTGGCTAGAACCGAAGTTCATCGTCCGAACCTGCTCACTATTACCAACGCGCGTCCTTACTCCGACGGGCATCAAGAGAGTTAGCGTTGCGTGATAGTGTGCCCCCCGAGGATTTCGAGTTCTCGGGGTTTTGTTAACGTCTGGCAAGACGGTGAGGGGTTAGCTCACTACAACTTCTCACCGTATGCAAAGTCGGTGATGCGAAGGCCGTGGATGGAGGAGCGAAGCTCCCGCCAACTCGGCCAACTCATCACCAGACCCGGCACACAGGTGCGAACTGCATCCTGAAGGCCTTTAACCTCCATGTCAAACCTATCGCGAGGATAATGCGCCCATTCCTGGACCATCATCTCCACGGTCTGTTTGACTAGCTCTGGTATCTCCAGGTCTTCATCAGTCTTGCACCAAAGTACAGACTCATGAAGCACTGAAGCCTCGAGCGGAGCCCAGCAGTACCCACCGTCCATCACAAAGGATCTCTTCAGAAAAGAGACCTCCGAGATGGTGCGGCAGGCTGCTGAGTTCCCAGTTTTGGATTCGTCAGTGTAGTTCATTCCGTATACGTTCATGGCCTCTGTGATGGTGGTCTGATTAAAGTAGTCGGAAACAGATGAGTGAATGTTGAGTACGTTGTCATCTCCATATGACACTAGGGAAACAAGTCTCCCAAAGTGATACATGGAGTGTAGTGAGGTGTCGCGGAAAATATGGCGCCAGCAGAGACGCAGTATTACAGAGTTGTACAGGCAGTTCAAAACCACGGTGGCTGGATTGCCACTAGGTTGTGAATGCGTGCACATGTAAACTGTGTCTCGCATGACGTGTATGGAGTTTACGATTTCCTCAAACAATGTGCGGCGGATGATGGCGTTGGTTACGCCATCGTCGTACCACTCATTGATGAGGTCGCAAATTCCAATGAGAATCTGAGCGTTGAGTGTGCCGTCAAAGTTGGAGAAATCCCCAGCTATGACAGCGTTACCCTTGCGGGTGAGATGATGGTAGAGGAGAGTCCACTCTGAAGAGTGTGGATTAACCCCCACCGCCATCTCATTCGCAAAGCGTCCTGCGTAGCAATGTGCGATGAAGTCTAGGAAGTACATTCTGAAAGCGATGTTGTAATCGAGAGGGCCGTTGGCGAAAAGACGAGTCTTTCCAGCAGCGACTTTCTCAATTGGGCGGCGTTCGTCTTTAAGCGTGTCTGTCCAATATGTTGATGTGCGTATGGCTTTTGTGGCGTTAGCGATCCGAGTGGTTACGGCAAGAGCAAGGGCTGGGTGGTCAGTGATATAGTTATCACCTACTCCCAGCCACTTGCGCTTGCCACAAACTCCCGGCTCACGATTCCACGGAAACCCTGCGCTTGATTTCCTGTTCATGGGCGTTCTGTAAGTGTCACCTTCAAAACCTGTTATCGCCTGCGCCATTGTCAGAACTCTCCGAGGAGCGTCCTGAGTCCGGTGTAGGTCCAACACGTTGTGAAGGGCTTCTTGCAAGTCTGTAGTGTCTATGTAAGGACACACCACACCACTTTTCTTGGCTGCAAGGAGAGCTGGATCAACCAGCTCCCCCTGCAGCTTCAGAGGTCGTAGTGCGGCGGGCATCGTAGTAGGTGTGGCATAGTAAGGCTGTAGCGGTGTTGGACGAATCGCGCTCTTGGTGGGCATAGCAAGCGGGGAGGAGAACTTTCCAATAGGATAGAAATCTCCCTCCGGCTTGATCTGACCAACAAGAGGCTGCGATTCTAGTTCAGCGATGAGCGAAATAGCGTTAGTTGTGGTGATAGCTTTAGAGTGTAGTGTCCAGTCCTCAAAAGTGTAAGAAGCAGATATACCGATGTTCTTCCCAGGGACACCGGAGATGTGGAATCCCACTAGCTTGCGCGGTAAAGAAAGTTTGCGCAAAACCAGTGGAGCCCCACAATCTCCGGGCTCTGTTGGAAGCTCATAGGCATAGTACTGGCGGGTGTAGAAAGACTGTTTCCCACACACACTGTGTCTCACCCCATCCGAGGCCTCAACGCGTGTAGCACATAGCTGCACAGCGTGAAGCCCCACATGAGGAGAGACTCGTAGTGGTGCGAGAGATCCTGTAGCGTTTGTAAATGTTCCTATCTGTTCGGCATGTATCAAGTATTTTGTCAAGTCGATGTGCGTGTGGACCTGAGTTGGGAACTCCCAGAGGACTAAGTCCTTTGGTCGTTCTTGGTCAGGCCAGGCGTGAATTTTGATGGCAGAGTATGGGAAAGTGTAACCTTCTGAGCATCCGTATGGCGAAGCAATGCGGATGGCGTCAGTCGGTTGTATGACTTGTGCAATGTGACTGGGGAGAATACCCACACGTCCTTTGATCATGGTACAACTCATGGCAGAGACGCCGTTAACGTAAACGTGGTAAATAGATTTAGCCACGATCTTGTCAATGACGTCAGATGCGCTAGTGTCGTAGGTACCTTCGGTGGTATCGGGCACCTGATCGCGGATGTGCATGAGTATTTTCCCGTGGGTGTTCTGACCTTCATCACCCCAGAAAGCGTCTCCTTCGTGTTGTAAGTACTTAGGAGACGAGTTCTGGAGCATGGCAGCATAGAACGGGTCGGTGTTGCGCATAGCGAGTAGCATGTACATAATGTGAGTGCGGTCCTGGTGAGGCACAGCTCGGGCCCCCACCTTCTTGGCAAGGTAAGGGTCCGAGTGAGCTTCATAGGTTGTGAGTGTAGCGTGTTGCGGCGTTTTAAGTGCTTGATAGGCGTGTTCAACTGTAGGGAAGCGATACATCAACCCGTTGACCTCTATCCAGATAGGTGATTCCTGGAAAGAGGACAACAGGTAGGTGTCACGCTTGTACTTGTACTTGATAGTATCCTGAGTTACTCCTGTCTGTAGGTCGCGGGGGGATGTAATGACCCCCGCGCTGTCTGCAAGGCGGTGTGTAGTGGTGTCGTATATGAGATATCGGTCTGGGCGTCCTTCTGTCTTGAAGGTCTGTCGTGAACGCGTTTGTGAATCGTTTGAACGTCCTTCTGTGCGATGTGCTTGGCGGTGTCGAGTCTGCGAGTCGTTTGAGCGGCCTTCTGTGTTGAGAGGTCGACCGGCTTCGAATTCCTGCTCCTCATACAACTCCATGAAAGTGTTGGCGAGTGTGTAGATGGATGGTGCTTTGGCTTTGTTTGCGACTTGTGCGAGTTCCACTAATGAACGTCCTGTTTGTGATTGGCAGATGCAAGGGCGGGTACAGGGTGTCAGCTTTACATTAGTCGAGGCTACCATGGAATCGGGAAGATCCCAGACAGCTGATGAGTAATTGTAAATCTGACATCCTGGTAGTGTAATACAATCCATGACAGTGTTTGTAGGTTGAACTAATCTATAAAGCGAGTAATAGAATGTACCTATGAAAGCGATGGGTGCGATAATTCCAAAGAGTGGATGTTGAATCCACTCAATGGATTTATCCATGAGCGTCTGGAACCACTCCGCGAGCTGGACCTTAGTAGAGGCCCAGGTCTCACGGAGTCGTATGTGTAGTGGCATGGTGATGTCAAGGCGTCCTAAGTGGTTTATGAAGTGGCGGTTGCGTCCCGTGAAAGCGGCCAACCCGTCAACGAAAGATTCAAAGGTGTTGCTGAGTTTAAAACAAGTGATAATCTCATCAACAAACAGTGTCTCCTCTGCAGGCGTGAAAGCGATGGGTGCGGCGTCCATGTTGAATGCAGTTGGAGTAAGGATAGTATTCGCACACCAACGAGCGCGTGTACTGAATGTGTTTGCAGGTAGAGGATCCACGGAGCGCAGAGTCTGGTAGACAACTGCCCAATGTGGAACCGGAGCTGTGTTGTAGTTGCGATAGGCGCGTATGAGTTTGTCTAGTTTGGTAGTGTGGTAAACCTTCTCCAGGGCTGCCGAGCAAGTTGCTCGAGCAATCGAGGTGAGATCGACTTTTACCCAAACTTGTGAGTTGTCTGGTTGCGTCTGTGGTGTAGCTAGCAGTGGTGCTTTGGATGTTGATGGTTGTGGTGCAGCTGGTGGCAGTGGTGGTGCTGTTGGTACAACTGGTGCAGGTTCGTTGGCGAGATGTAACTTAAGGAAGGCGTCGTGTGCGGTGTGTTTCTGTTGAGCGTCCACATAACGATCCCGACAAAGCGTGACAAAGTCAGCAAAGTTGAGATCCTTAGCGAAAACCTTTGTGTGATTGGCTGGGTCGTATGTGGTGAAAAGGTAAGGGTCGGTGCTATAGGCATTACCAGTAATGGTGCGGACTTTGGTTGTGTCCAGGCGACCATTAGTGGCGAACTGAGGTGCTACAGTAACGCGAGCAGCAATACCAAATCGTCTGTAGAAAGCGGCAGGATGTGTAAGTGAAGCGATGTTGAAAACTTCAGAGTTAGTAGAGGTCAAGACCACCTTAGAGGTGAACTTGAGCTTTCCCTTCTCCTCAAGTGTTGCAGCATGTAGTGGATACTCCATGATGTTTTGTGTGCGGATAATCTCAATGAATTCTAGGTTTGGCTTGGCAGATGTGTCAACTGTTTGTCCGAAGTCATCGTACATACAGATGTGCTGTCCTGAGTAACCGTCCCAGAAGTCGTTTTCGGGTCTCCTAACGTATATTTCCTTTAAATACTTGTCGTCGGCGAGTTGTTCAGGTGTAAACTCAGCTTTCAACAATTGTATACATAAAGGCAGCATGACGGTGGATTTCCCGACACCCGAAGCGCCGCTAAGAGAGATCACAAGGGGTTCCTGTCGCGAATGCTTTTGCATTGCACCAGACGCCTGTGCTCTCTCCCAGTAACGGTTCAAGGTCAGGAAATGAGGTGTAAATGCGGCTAATATATATGCGGGAGCCTTAAGTTTGTGGTAATCTGACTGGATTCGCAATCCTTGTTGAACAAGGGCAGCGACCTTAGTGCAGAGTTCCGAATCAAACTTAAGTCTGTCTGATGTGTCTAGTGTTGCGAGTGCTTGTGTGTCCAAATACCATTGTTCAACGTCATTAGCGTAGGCCGAACTTACCCTAACGCTGCTGGGGATGCCGGTGATTTTCTCACGGCACCACTCAACAGCGAAAGTGCAAGCTCGAGAGACAAGGTCAATGAGATAACCAATGCCTTGAGCACC